AAATGAACATTTAAAAATCTATGGTGTTGAAGTAACATATATTCCAAGAAAATATGTAAATAAAAAATCAATCATTGAAGAAGTTCAATCTTCTAAATTTGATGATAATTTTGCTATAGAAGCATATGTTAATAATTATGATGGATATGGTGGTGCAGGTGATGTTTTAACAAAATTTGGAATGAGTCTTAAGGATGAGGTAATTCTTACAATATCTAAAGAAAGATTTGAAGATTTTATTTCACCATTTCTTGCGGCTGCTGATGATGGAACAGATGCTAGTGAAATAATTTTATCTACAAGACCAAGAGAGGGTGATTTAGTTTATTTTCCATTAGGGCAAAGGTTATTTGAGGTTAAGTTTGTAGAACATGAGAATCCTTTTTATCAATTAGGTAAAAATTATGTTTATGAACTTAAATGTGAACTATTTGAATATGAGGATGAGGTTATTGATACTTCTATAAATGCAATCGATACACAAGTTCAGGATGAAGGATATATTAGTACACTAAGATTGGTTGGTCTTGGTAGAACTGCTACGGCAACAGCAGCATTAGGTCAAGGATATGTTAGAGAGATCTTCTTGAATAATGATGGATCTGGATTTACTTCTACACCTACAATTACATTTGAAAATTCCCCTGCAGATAATCCAGCAAGAGCAATTGGAATATTAACAACTAGAGCAAATGTTACTTCTATTGAGAAGATAATAATGACTAGTGCAGGTGCTGGTTATAATACAGTACCAAAAATTACTATTTCTGGAGGTGGTGGAACAGGTGCTGCTGCTACTTGCTCAATTGAAACTGTATATAATGGTGTGATTCGATTTAACGTTATTGATGGTGGTGTTGGATATGGAACAGAACCAACAGTAACAGTTGGTCAACCAGGTGCAGGAACTACAGCAGTTGGAATTGCATCTGTAGGATATGCTGGTGTTGATCAAGTTGTTAAGAGCATATATGTAAGTAATCCAGGTATTGGATATGCTTCAGCACCAACAGTAACTATTGCAGATCCTCCATCTATGGCAGGTATTGGAACATTCAGTTTTAATGAAGTTATTGAAGGATCTAGATCATTTGCACAAGCAAGAGTTAAATCTTGGGATCAGGATACTAAGATATTATTAATTAGTAATGTTGGAATTGGATCAACTGTATCAGGATTCTTTGTTGGTGAAAACATTATTGGAAAAACTTCTGGTGCTTCATATGCACTTGCTTCACATAATTATGAAGATGCTAATGATAAATATAATGATGCTAGTGCGTTTGAAATAAATGCAGACGATATACTAGACTTCACTGAATCTAATCCTTTTGGTACTTACTGATGTTAGGAACGTATTTTTATCACGAAATAATAAGAAAAACCGTTATTGCTTTCGGAACCCTTTTTAATGATGTTCATGTTCGTCATCAGGATGCAACGGGTAAAGATATTGGCGAAATGAAAGTTCCTATTTCATATGGACCAAAACAAAAGTTCTTAGCAAGACTTCAACAACAACCAGAACTTAATAAAGCAATTGCAATGTCATTGCCTAGAATGTCATTTGAAATGAATAACATTCAATATGATCCAACTAGAAAATCTGGCATTTCGCAAACATTTAAAGCAGTTGATGATAAAAAACTTAAAAAGGTTTTTATGCCTGTTCCTTATAATTTGGGATTTGAACTAAATATTCTTACTAAACTGCAGGATGATTCTCTACAAATAGTCGAACAAATTTTACCATTTTTTCAACCAGGTTTTACTTTAACTATCGATTTAGTTAAGCAAATAGGTGAACGAAGAGATGTTCCAATGGTTCTTGATAGTATTACTTTTACTGATGATTATGAAGGTAATTTTGAAACAAGGAGAGCATTAATTTACACATTAAATTTTACTGCTAAAACTTATATGTTTGGTCCTATTGCTGATAGTACTGATGGACTTATCCGTAAGGTTCAATTGGATTACTATTCAGATACCAATCAACAGACAGCAAAACGTGTTCAACGTTACACTGTTGCTGCAGCACCTAAGAAAGATTATAATGAAGATACAGTAATTGATCAATATGATGCACCATTGATAGAACCAGGTGATGATTTTGGATTTACTGAAAACAGCACTTTCTTTGGCGATGCTAAAGATTACAGTCCAACTAGACAGGAGGATATCTAAATGAAATCTTTAAAAGAAGGAAACTTACATAAGTGGTTCAACTCATCCAAATCAAAGGATGGTAAGAAAGGTTGGGTTAATGTCAAGACAGGTGGTACTTGTGCGAGTGATGAACCTGGTGAAGGTACACCAAAGTGTGTATCATCATCTAAACGTGCCAGTATGACAAAGGCAGAAAGAAATTCTGCATCAAGAAGAAAAAAAGAAGCAGATCCTAATCAACAATCTAAATCAGGTGCTGCAAAACCTACATATGTTAGGACAGATCCAAAAAAGAAAATGAAAGAATCATTATCTTGGCAACAGTTTTCTGAGAAATGTTGGGATGGTTATACCCAAAAGGGGATGAAGAAGAAAGGAAAAAGAGTAGTTCCTAATTGTGTTAAAGAAGAAGATAAGAAAGGAAGTGGTAGTGGCAAGAAAGATGCTTGCTACAAGAAAGTAAAAGCAAGTGCAAGTGTTTGGCCTTCAGCATACGCATCTGGTAGATTAGTTCAGTGTCGTAAGAAAGGTGCTGCTAATTATGGTAACAGTAAGAAAGAATCATACTCTTGGAGAGATGATTTTGAATTTATTGAAGAAGGTGCTGCTTGGACAAAAAAATCTGGTAAAAATGAAAAGGGTGGTTTAAATGAAAAAGGTCGTAAGTCCTATGAACGTGAAAATCCTGGTTCAGATTTAAAAGCACCAAGTAAGAAGAAAGGTAATAAGAGGAGAGCATCATTCTGTGCTCGTATGAAAGGTATGAAGAAGAAACTTACTTCTGCTAAGACTGCAAGAGATCCTGATTCAAGAATTAATAAGTCACTAAGAGCTTGGAACTGTTAATCATGAAAAATAATTATGACGATTTGAATGATACGTTTAACACTGAAATAGAAGTTCAGCAAGTTAATGATAGTGGTAGTATTAAAAAGCATGAAACAGAAATAGTTAATGATGCTGAAAAGGATTACAAGTACGCAAGAGCACAGTTATATTCACTAATAGAGAAGGGACAGGAAACTTTAAATGGAGTTATGGAACTTGCAGGTGAAAGTGCAAGTCCAAGAGCATATGAAGTTGCTGGACAAGTATTAAAATCAACTGCTGATATTACTGATAAGTTGGCAGATCTTCAGAAGAAGATGAAAGATTTGGATGAAGATAAACCAAATGTACCAAATACCGTTACAAATAATGCTGTGTTTGTTGGTAGTACAACTGAATTGCAAAAGATGCTGAAGCGAGGTATTCTAAATAATAATAACTCAGAAGACTAACATTAGTTGACAATGAAAAATATTACAGCAAAACAGGAATCTCGCTCTAATTGGAGAGAGGAGATGAATGAAGCAAAGGTTGATGATGTAAAGTACGGTAAGGGTAATAGTGAGAAAAAACAAAAAGATCAATCAAAAGATGTACATCTTTTGCAAAAGAATTCAGGTGTAAGACAGGATAGAAATAAGCGTCGTAGTGCTGCTGATGTTATCTTTCATGGACATAGTAAAGTTGAACGTGAAAGAAAACAGGAACATTATAAGAATCGTGGTGTAAAAACTAAAGGAAAAAAGGTAAATGAAGATGTTTACTCGACAGTAAAAAAAGTTCTTGATGCAGGAAGTAAGTTTGTAGAAACAAATCCTGTTGGAAAGGCTCTTGGTAATGTAGTAAAACCTTTTAATTCAACTGATGGTGGATCTAATAGAAAGTCTCCTACAAAAAAGTCTCAACAAGAAATAATTGACAAAAATTTAAACAAAGAGGAAGTTGATACTTATAATAAAGTTATGTATGATAAGAATGGTAAAGAGATAGATCCCAATTCCGATGAATGGTATAAGTTTCCAGTTTATGATAAAAATGGTAAATTGATTAATAAAAAGGATTCTCCAACAGAAGCAGCTAAAACAGTTAATGCAGAGGGAAAGTCCTATGGTATCACTAAGGGTGATGGTATGAGTTTTCCAGAGAGATTGAAAAAAAAGAAGAATGATAAGAAAGCAGATAAGGATTATGATGGAGATGGTAAGGTAGAAAGTAGTAAGGATGAATACTTTGGATCTAAAGACAAAGCCATTAAAAAGGCTATGGAGGAAGAAATTGAAGGTGGTGTAAGTGTAGAAACTTATACTAAAGATACTAAATTTATGGAAATTGAAACACTTGATGTAATTACAGCAGAACCACTTAGATCTGATTGGAGAAGTGATTTAAAAGAAGGTGCTATTGAGACAATAACAAATTGGTTAAAGTTAACAAAAGATCCAAAAAATCATGAAGTATCAGATAAAACAATGACTGGTAAAGCAATAACTGGTCTTCAAAAGAGAGACAAAGCTAATCAGGAAGCAATGAAACTTTTAAATCAATCTTATTCTTGGAGGGATGAATTATATCTTGGTGAAAGATTAGGTGGTAAAGGATATAAAGCAAGAACGGATTCTAGAGGGGTAAAAGTTTCTGGTGATTGGGAAGATTCTGATAGAGGTGAAGGTAACAAGGCAAAGAAAAGAGCAGGTGGTAAAGTAGAGAAAAAATCTCCAACCTATAAAGCATATATCAAAAACAAATGAACTTTGGCATAAATAATCAAATAAAGGACAGAAAAGTATCATGTTAACTAAAGTCTTAGCAGCTGAGGGTAATCTATCCAGTGCTTCCAATGTTAATACAGCGACTGTGGTAAGACTTTACAACGGTCACAGTGCAGCAGTAGTAATTACAAGAAAAGATTCTGGTGGAACAACTATTGGTAGTTTTAGTGCAGTAAATGGACAAGTAATATTTGTAGAGAAAGATCCTACTGATACACTTACTGCTGCATCTAATGGTGGTAGCATATTAGTAGCAAAAGTTGCCTACGGAAATTAAGAATTTCTTTTTATTATGAGTCAGCACGAAATATACTTAGGTAATCCAAACCTAAAGAAGGCGAATACGCCTATAGAATTTTCTGAAGAGAATATTCTTGAGTTTTTAAAGTGTAAAGAAGATCCAATATATTTTACTAGAAATTATATAAAGATTGTTTCTCTTGATGAGG